AATAATATAATAAATATGTTTCTCATAAATGCGTATAATACAGATTTTGTTACTATTATTAATGTATAAATGGAAGCAAATACCACCGATATCGATAATTTGCCCAACGAATTAAAACCAGCCGAAAATGTTAAAATGACGGTCAACGAAACTAACACGTCTAAAAATGTGATTACTGAACTTAGTAAATCATCCATAAGTCAAATTGTCAGTGGATTGCAAGAAGCAGGCGCTAGTCAACTTACTGGATTACCTAGTAAACATATTCCAAACCAAAACTCACAAGTAAGTTTTGACCCAAATGTAAGGGTAAATCATATTCCACCAGTCGAACAAGAAAAATCAAACTATATTGAAGATGATAACACATTTGAAGAAATAGTAAGTCAATCCCAACAAAAGGAAAAAAATGATGCACGACTAGAGCAAATATACGATGAGTTTCAAACCCCTGTATTGGGCATGGTATTGTATTTTTTACTTCAATTGCCTTATATTCAGAAAATATTTATACGAAATTTTCCATCCTTATTCAATAAAGATGGATTTCATACTCTTTCTGGATACATGGTTCAAACTGCTTTATTTGGTATTGCGTTCTATGGACTAAATTCATTGACCAACCATTTAAGTGTGTTGTAACCATGATAATAAATCAATAAGTTCGTTAATTTGTTAGTTTAATCATATATGATGTATAATTATATATGATTAATCATTTAAGAAGGGATAGAAGTGTAAGTTTCTTTTTACCATTTGACTTAACCTTTCTAGTCTTTTTTGCAACCTTTTTTTGTTTCTTAGATTTTGCTACCGTTTTTTGAGTTTTTGACTTGCCTTTTTTTGCCTTTTTGAATGCCTTTTTTTGCTTATAGTTGTTTGCTTCAGACGGAATATAACGCAAGAAATACCATTCAAATTCTTTTTTATTTTTATTATTTTTAAGTTCTTTGTATTTGTCCGATTTTTCAGCGCGCATTTTTTCCATGGTAGTCTGATCACCATAACAATCGATTGTAAACCGTTTCAATAATCCTTTCTGTGACAATCTGTTTTTTTGTTGAACATCGAACAAATACTCGCTCATACAAACTATACGATTTTCTTTATAGTATTTTCTATTAACATATGCGAAAGAAAGATAAAAACTTAACATTGTATCTATGGTTGCTATACGAATTTTTTTACCAGCAGATAGAATAACATTATAACTGTGACATGCAAGTGGTTCATAAATAAAAACAAGAGTTTCACTGCCTACCTTAACTTCATAATGAGGTGCTATTATCTCTCCCACACCAGGTCGCTTTACAATTTTTATTTTTTTTATCCCAATATCAGTTAGTCTTTCTTTTAAAATCCTTGCCGTATTTTGTGGTTCTATAGATAGCACATCAAAGTCTGGAATTCTAGGTACAGGAATACGTTTAATATTTGGATGTTGCTTTAATATCATTCTATTCGCATATGCGCCAAAAAAAATACATCCTTGTGATACTAAACTTTCACGTGTAGTAGTAAATATGTTACCTTCAACTTGAGTTAAACTAGATAAGATATCATTGCTATTAGTTGTATTGGATGGTTGTGCTGATTTTTTAACACCATATTCAAACAATCGTTGTATTTCTTCATTATCACAGTTTTTGCCTTTAAGAGGATAATGTTTGTTTAATAAACTGAGTCGTTTTAAAACCTTTTCCCATCTACTCACATCTCCTTGTGGTCTTGAAAGTTCTAAATACATAGACATCCGTAAATAATTAGCTGGAGTGTAATAAATGCTGTCTACAATAATGGCGCGTTTTTTAATGTTTTTATAGATGTCATCTACTAAATAAGTAATATCGGCAACAGGAATATAGTTTACAAATACTTTAAATGTCCCGGCATGCATGCCCGATTTGGCCTCTACTTCTTCATACCCTTTACTATAATAAATATCAGCCAAATCTTTTGCATCTTTTAATGGGTCAGGGGAATAAAAATCATAATCAGGTAATTCTACTTTTTTATCGTAAAACTGATCTTCTAATGGTAAAATATTATTGATAGCAGTTCCTCCGTAACAAATACGCTTTCTATCTCGTAAAAACTGTTCTACAATCTCAATAATGGTCTTGATACTTGGATTATTAAGCAGTGTATATCCTGTTTTCTTTTCAATATTGTCTACAGCACTTCGTAATATCGCTAATTCTTTTTCTTGAAATGATTGTTTTGTCATGCGTGTTATGTATATAAAATATATAGATTTTATATTCTACTTCAATAAATAAATTAACTGTTTTCTAACAAAACCTTTTTAACGCGTGGATCCATTGGTTTGGGTTTAACCAGTTTAATTGGTTTGTATCGTTGTTCGTCTGGTTTAAGAACCAACGCACTTTTGTTTTTAGAATAAAATGTAAGAGATTCTTTTAAGTTAGAATCATGCAACGTAAACCGCATCAATGATATTTGACACCCACTATCCCTATGGAATTGAGAAGGTGAATTTTCCTTTTCATTGGTTTCATCAGGTATAACCATTTTAACCGTTAGTTTATTTTTCTTTATCATGTCGTCTTTGTCAGTACCAAACTGAACATCGTAATTTCTAACAAATTCCATTCCTCCCATACCCTTTACTTCCATATTATTACACATATTGGTTATTTTATACAAATCGCTATCTTTAAACGTACTTGTCGTATCGTATACAGAAATAATTACCTTTTTACTTAACCATTTTATATCTTCATTAATAACATTTTTGACGCGACCACCGTAACCGTAAGACGATTCCATCAACTGTGATTTAAATGTTGTTTTGATATTGTTTGCCAGCGCATTTAAAGCAGAACCATTCATTGTTTTAAGTCGAAAGTTTAAAATTAACAAATCATTCGCGTTTTGCGTGATTATACCCTGAAATGCTTTTTTACACTCGTTTAATACATCGGGTATCTCTAAATGATTTAATGTGTCTTTAGAATACGACGAATCACTGGTTCCAGCAGCGTTTTTTAAACTGGCAGCAATAACCGGTTTTCCATTTTGGGAAAATACTTCAAAATCCAATACACGTGGACCCATTTTTATGGTGTTTTCTAATATACCAACATCCACCCAATTATTAAATACTTCTCCGCCACAACAACTATTATAACTTCCTAGTATGTAATAATCCTTTAACGAAGTTGGTCGTTTGTGTACTTTATCATAACTATCGTGATATGCAAAATTAGATATAGTATCAATACCATTTTCTTCTTTGAAACTTAAGAATTGTTTAACGTTGTCTTTTAATGTATCTACATTGCTTGAACTTTTGTTTACACGATTGGAAATGTAAAATAAAATCACCAAAATAGTAATAATAATTCCAACAACAAGGATAAATCGCAACAATATTTTATTATTACTGGTGATTGATTTATAATATTCCATCACTTCTCTTTGTAATTTTTCAGATTGTTCCTTTGCCTGTTTTGCCATATTTTCCATCAAATCTCCCCCATCTGGTTCCATTTTAGGTATATTATTTCCTACATCACCAGGATTCTTCAAATTTAATATATCCAATTTCGGTAAAAAATTAGGTTTTGGAATACGATTCATTTTAATATATAATTAGATATATTTTATTGTATCATAAATTAATTATAACACAATTTAAATATTAAAATTAATATATTATAATATATTAATTAAATGGCTGGTGGATTATTAAATTTGACATCTTATGGTAATGAAAATATTATATTAAATGGAAATCCTAAAAAAACATTTTTTAAAGCGGTTTATAAAAAACATACTAACTTTGGATTACAACGGTTTCGAATAGATTACAAAGGTAGTAGAATTTTAAACTATAACACCCCAACGGTTCTTGACTTTAAAATACCTAGATATGCTGAAATGCTTTATGATACATATGTTTGCGTTACATTGCCGGATATATGGAGTCCATTTCATGAATTCGATACATCTTCGCAAACGGGGTCGAACAAATTGAAACCGTATCAGTTTCGTTGGATTGAAGAACTAGGTTCAAATATGATACGCGAAGTAGAAGTATATTCAGGTCCTACCATTTTAAGCAAATTTTCTGGTGAATATTTAAATTGTTTAAAAGAGCGTGATTTTAGTAATTCCAAAAAAGACCTATGGAATAGAATGACTGGAAATATTTCAGAATTAAACAATCCGTCATTTTCAGGTAATCGCGTAAATGTATATCCAAATGCGATGTATGTAAATAGCACGGGGGTTATACCATCTATCCAAGGACGGAAGTTATACATCCCTTTAAATTTGTTTTTCTCTGATTCCAGTAAAATGGCACTTCCATTGGTGGCATTACAATATCAAGAAATCAATATTAAAATTACGTTTGAACCTATATCGCGATTGTATACGATAAATGATATTGATAACGTTACTAATTCTACTGGAATAAGTTACCGTAGAGCACCTAATCCAAATGTTCTACACCATCAAATGTGGCATTTTCTAAATCCACCTCAAGATATATCTGGAACATTATCATTATATGATCAAACTAGAAATGATTGGAATAGTGATATTCATTTAGTTTCTACATATATATTTTTGGGACAAGATGAAAGAAGAACGGTAGCCCAACAACCATACAAACTGTTGATAAAACAGGTGTACGAATATGAACAATTATCAGTAGGTGGTTCTCAAATTACAGAATTTGATAGTAAAGATATGGTTGTCAATTATATGTTTCGATTTAGACGAGATGATGTTCGTCTTAGAAATGAATGGTCGAATTATACAAATTGGACATACAATAACATTGAACCACAAAGAATTACGCATGTGTTACCGTCTGTAAATAACTTACCTGTACGAAATCCTAGAAACTTCCACATCACAGGAGCAATTGGGGAATATTACTATAATAAAAAGGAAATATTAATAGATATGGGAGTTGTGTTACAAGGAATATATCGCGAAAATGTAATGGATGCTGGTATATTCCAGTATATAGAAAAGTGGAAGCGAACCAGTGGGTCTGCTAAGGATGGGTTGTATTGTTATAATTTTTGTTTAGATAGCGATAGAAGTGTATATCAACCCTCAGGAGCAATGAATTTAAACAAGTTTTCAAAGGTAAGTTTCGAATTTAATACATTAGAACCTCCTGTAAATCCAGACCCACGATTGATTAATATTATATGTGATACAAACAACAATCCAATTGGGTTTCGCAAAGACAACTCAGATTTAAAGGAATTCAATTACGACTTAAAGGTGTTTGAAGAGCGATACAACATGCTAATTATAATGGGCGGACGAGGCGAACTTTTACAGGCAAGATAAATAATTAATATTTATAAATTAATTATTTATTGGTTATATTTATTTTTTACTAAAATTCCAAATGGAATCATAAAACTGAACTCCTTTTTCTGGTCTAGGATGCTCTGGTTTGTAATCAGACCGATATCTAGTTTTGCTTGGTTGAGACTTATCGTAATCTGTTTCAGGGTACCTTTTTTTTATCTTTGTCATCTTTTCTTCTTCTTTTTGTCGTTGAGTGTCTTTATCCGCGGAATCAGAAAATTCATATCCCAATAATTTATACATCAACTTAAGACCTGGTTTGCCATTGTCTTGATATACAATCTTTAAAACGCGTTTGATTGGTTCTCCTACCAAACTAGCGAATGATCTAAAATCCATTCCTGCTGGAGACATATTGTTCAGTACATTGTCGTAAACTTCCTTATCGATTTGAAGATCGTCCATCAATCGTTTTGCTTCTTCTTTAAGTATCATACCATCGTTATCTTGGTCGGCAGCTTTAAATAATTGTTTTAAATACTGAGTTTTATCTTGTTCAGATAAGTAATTTGAATCTTTACTACTGTCTTCATCCTTTTCTGAACCATAATGTATTTTACCAGTGTGTAAATTAATGTTAATATCTTGTATTTTATTGCAAAATATCCCTTCATCCCGACACATTTTGGTTATAAATTCACCTTCTTTTATGTCTGTATTGGATACATTATTGGATTTCATTGATTCTGCCGTATAATTCACATCGTGTGAACTTTTGTTGTTGGATTGAGTTGATTGATTGGTATCAAATCCTTCGCGCGATGTCCCACTGACATCCTTGGGGGAAAATTTTACGTAATCTACTGGTCTCCTTCCTCGTTTATCTTTTTTCGCTTCATCATTGTAATTATGGTAATTTGTTCCAATTACGGTTATCTTATCGGATGAAATCCCTTCTCCTTCTGCTAATTTAATTAATTTATCATCCACAAAAATAGAAACATCGTGATCATTTGTATCATTATTTTTACGAACTTCATATCGAATAACATATGGTCCTTGTTCCAACATATATTTGACTCGTTGTCCTGTCTTTCCTTTAAATATAGAACCATCTGCTGTGTATCCGTCTCTGTAAACACCAAAAACGACACCATCATTTGTTTCGTCTGTGGAAAATCCCCAATTTCCCTGTGTTGTATTGTATAAGTATTGTCCAGAAGGTATTGCAAGTTCAATATCATAATTGTCTATTTTATCTAAAACAACTGTTTTAAATTCATTGCTATCGTATGACTTAGTTATTTGCGATACAAAATACTCTTTGATATTTTTACGATAAAAAACCGCAATAATAATGGTTATCAGTAGAAAAAACAAAGTAATAATAAGTTTCATATTGTATATATTATAAATATAAAAAACTTTGCGTGTAAATAAGTAACATGTCACAAAAAATATTTAGGAAACAATATATAGTATTTTAATTAAATTTTTTAATAATTAATTATAATATATAAATGGTAAGCAAATTAAAAGAAACAGATGAAAAAAAAGAAACAGATGAAAAAAAAGGAACAGATACCAAACCCACGAAAGATACCAAACAAAAAAAATTAACTAAAGTAGATAAGGCAGATATTAAAAAAGCAAAAGATAAGGTGGAAAAGGCAGAAAATCTAAATGATATATACAAAACATATCGATATAAAAAAGATTGGAAATATCTAGAAAAGCATTTGCAACAATGGAAAGGAGAGCCATATGACTTTATTGATAACTATTATAATAGTCCTGATTGGGTTTATTATAAAGCCGCAAATAAGCATAATCAGTTAGTAGATACTATAGATGGACGAGCGTATACAATAAAAAAAGATTCTCACGCTGAAAGAGGAATCGCGGTATTAAAGGAAATTTTGAGTTTTTTTATAAAAATGTTTGTATTGGTGTATATCGGTTGTTTTTTAATTTGGAATAGTTTTCATTCGGTTCAATCAAAAGATTTAGATTTAGACGAAGAAACACATCAATTTAACGTTGATAAATTTATGAATATGATTGAAATATATCAGGATCAATCGCCGGATGTATATATATTTATTAAATCGTTGTATATTGGTTTAGCAAAAATACCACGGGATGCTTTGTATTATATATTTTGTCAGAAAAACAAAATTATGGACAATCTTTATTTTGGAGGCAATGGCGGCGCTTTATGGGATGGTAAAAAAATGTATGGCAAAACACCTTCACAGATTCGGTCAGTGATTCAGTTATTGATAGCTGGAGTGTTACCTATAGCAATGTATTTCATAGGAACGTTATTTGCTGCTATATTTATGTTTGGACCCCTTCATTTGGGATTTATTAAAAGTTCTATTAATTTAATTAATAGTGATTTTTTTATAAACAAAGATTATTGGTTTTTCAAATATAACTTTATGACTATATTTTTATGGTTAACAGTTGGTGCGTTGGCACATTTCATATTAATACCAGGGACAATTGGTTTGTTTTTTGTAATAGGATATATTGTAAAGATTTTTAAAAATATAACAAAAGTAAATAATGTATTTAAAAATATAACAAAGTCGTATTTAAATTTAGTAATTATTATGCTGATATTTGGTGTGTTGCTCGTACAAAAATATAATTTGTATTTTCACGAAAAACTTCCCATAAATGTGAAATCAAAGGGTATGGCGATTGCGATTATTGCTTTGCCTTTTATAGGGATACCACTGTACTTTATTTATAATGCTTTGTTTGGTCAAAAGGCACCTGCACCCGCGACGACAACATAAATCAAATTGGTTAAATTTAATATATTAAAACAACATTACTTAAATTAATATATTAAAGATATGGGTTATATATTTAACAAATGGGCGGAAAGAAAAATCGTAAAAAAAAGGTATCGACTAATGGAAAACCATTCGTTAGTGTATGTACACCAACTTATAATAGACGAATGTTTATTCCACAATTGATTAAATGTTACCAATCTCAAAAGTATCCTAAGGAGTTGATGGAATGGATTATTATTGATGATGGTGAAGATTCAGTTGAAGATTTATTTAAAGGTGTAGAAGGTGTAAAATATTTTAGATACGAAGAAAAAATCAAGTTAGGTAGAAAGCGTAATTTAATGCACGAAAAGGCGAGTGGCGATATTTTAGTTTACATGGATGATGATGATTTTTATCCACCGGAAAGGGTAAGTCATGCTGTAGATAGATTGCG